GAAGACGCTGAGGCTAGTGCGGAACTCAAACACGTTGACGCGGTATGCCCTATGTGCAAGAATCCTAACGGTAACATGCTGCTAGGTGAGCTAGCGGGTGTAGTGCAAATCAGGTGCCGTGCATGCGGTGCCACATTCAGAACGGAGTAGACTATGCGCGGATCATGGCGGAATATCGTAGCGGTGTACGAGGCCGCGAGTGAGGAGGAGAAGCGGGAGGGTGCCGAGTGGTATGGGAAAGCTAACAAGGTGGCGTACAAGATCGGCCATGAAGTTGACCCGTATTGCAACGGCCTAGTGCCTGACGCTATCGACAAGATTAGGTGCGGGGCCGGGATACTCGCAGCACTAAGTCCTAGAATGCCATGGCCTAGGAATGTAGAGCTTGGAATGGCAGTGTCCGAGGGTAAGGACATTAAAGCCCTTGGGATGTCAATACGCAAGGTCAAGAGAATCGTGGACGGCGAGGACCCTGGCGAGGTGGTCAAGGGGCCTAAAGAGTTCGCATTCTTCCTGAATATAGCTTATGCAGGCCAGTGTGACGCGGTAACAATCGACACCCATGCCCTAGCCATATACATGGGGCGGAAGGTAAATAGTAAAATGTATGGGAGGTTATCACGGAAGGGTGAATATGCTAGGATCGAGAGAGCTTACCAGCGAGCGGCTAAAGAGGTCGGGGTGCCGGTTAGCACAATGCAGGCCACCACATGGGTGGCATGGAGGAACAAGTGACCAAGTACAAACCGATTTTCCTGAAGACACACGGCATGGGCGAGGCTCTGAAGGAGTATTTTGAATGCAGGGGCTACCATTTTCGCGGTGGGAATACCCCGGAGGACCACAAATTCCTTATCCTCGGGGCGTTTGATGAGAACCCCACCACGGAAATGGGTGCGTCAGACGACCCCAGCCTGTGGAATGATGATGGGGGCAGGGTTGTAGGATTTGAGGAATTCTGCAAGGGTGTCCAGACGAAAGAGCCCGAGAAAATGATCACCGTGAAGGGCAAGGAGTACAGCGAAGACAGCGTGGACATGATGATCCGGGCCTACGTTAACGGGAAGGGCGAATGATGCCCCATATCCGCCGAGCATACAAGCTGTTCAGACAGCGCAAGGATGGCACACTAGGCCCGCTGTTTATAGGGGCGAGGCAGCGCGTACCTTTAGGGGAGTGGCTTGAGGCGGAGGACATACCTACTAAGGGCTACGCTCACCGGCCAGGGTGGCACAGTGGGCGTAGGCCTGAAGCCCCGCACCTGACGGAGAAAGGTAGGGTATGGTGCGAGGTCTGGATCAGAGACTACGAGAGTTACCGCCGGCCCGAGAGCCAGGGTGGTGAGTGGTTGATCTCTAAGTGGCTCAAGGTGGTGAGGGTTCTGTGAAGTATCTGCTAAGCAGGTATCAGTACCTACTGCTGAGGATGGCGCATGAGGGCAGGATCTTGGGCCTAGTGGTAGGCCCACGCCCTGCCGCTGAGATTTACGACATACCGGAAGGAGACATACCTGAGTGGTTGCCGGCAGTGTGTGCCAAGATGCCGGGGCCGCAGACTAACGAGACCCTGAGGCGTAGGCTGGAGCACATCGTCAAGGTGCTCGAACACAAGAATCTGCTCAAGCGCAAGTGGCTGGCGAGTAAGCCCACACGGACGCTCTCGTGGACGATAACCAACAAGGGGGTACGGTGGCTAGGGAAGGCCAAGAACTTTGCGTTAGGGAGGCGTGCGGCCCCCCTAAAGGGCACTATAACGCTACGCTGGAGGGCCTCCACGGTAGGTGGGAGGCAGAGATGGTACTGTCCCGCACTGCTGGACTATGACTGGCAGGGGATCATTGAGAAGAAGACAGGGAGGTATCGCTGGCAGCTAACCAACCCTGAGGGAGTGTGTTCAGGGTGGATTGAGGCAGAAATACCTGGAATAGTGGGGGCCAAGGCGGAGGTCGAGGCCACATTTAGGAAGTACCTGTGAAGAAAATCCTTGACACCTCACAGAAAATCTGTGTAACCTAGCGGGTGGTGGCAGGGAAAGAGAAGATAAGAACTAAGAAAGAAAGGTATTAGAGCATGAGACACTGGCTGGGTGATCTAGCAATCTCATTGGCTGCAGTAGGCGTAGGGTTCCTGATCGGGTACGGTGTGGGCCAGCCCAAGACTGTCACTGAGATCAGGGTAGTGGATCGCATTGTATGTGAGCCCCACTACCTGTACAACGAGTACATACTTCATGGTGTGAAGCAGGGCGAGAGCCTGAGTAGCATTGCGGGCCACTACTATGGCGAGGCGGGTATGTGGCGTATCATTGCCGGCGCTAATGAAGACGTAGTCACGGGTATCAATATGGTGTACCCTTACGAGGTGCTGCGCATCCCGGTGTGGGGCGCATGGCAGGAGGTAGAGGGGCCCGGCAGCGGTGTAATGGCCGACTCCCTGGCAACGGATGCCCACTTCGAGCAATACGATTGGGGGACACCATGACCGCCAACAAACTAGCCACCCTTCTTGTGCGTAAGCATGAGCTAGGCGGCAACGAACACTTAGCCGGGACACTGATCTGCGACAAGTGTGGGAAGCCGTGGAAGGAATGTAGCGGTGTGCGCGAAGCGTGGTTGTGTGACGAAATCATGCGACAAGCGGCTTGCCCGGCGGGAACAATCACTGGGCGCGACATCATAGCAGGAATGAAGATGGGCATAGTATGCCCCGGCGGCTCCCCCACTATCGCTGTCGGCCTGAACCTCTACGCCCGAAAGCTGTGTGACGCGGCGATCAACGCACAACTCGTCCACGATCTAGCCGAGAACGAGAAGCAAGTGCGGGAGTGGTTGGGATACGAGAAGCTGACCGAGCAAGAAGCGGGTGCAGGGTTTGAGGTCAGAGACTACTTCGACCTGCTTTCTAGCAACCGTCAAGCAGCCCTGCTGGATCTAGCACATTGGGGGAATATCCAGAGCGGGAAGAAGCTGCGTCGATATATCCTTGACGCCATTCAATGCGAGATCCCCATCTCTAAGTCCGGAGCATACGAGTTGGCCGCGCAAGAGATCTTGTTTAAGGACGGGCTTAACGAAAGCAAGGGCCGCTCCGGCTGGTATGACATCAGCCCCACACGGGCCGAGGAACTAGCCAAGATCATAGAGACTGACGAACTGCCCGCAGGGGCAACACAAGGAGAGAGCAATGAACTGTGAATCTAAATTGAGCAAGATCAAGGACATCGTGTCCGACGAGGCAACTGGCGATCTCAGCATCGTTGTATTGCATCGTGGGTGGGTATTTGTCGGAGAACTATCAGATAGCAAGAGCGGAGGCTTGCGGCTAGGCAATGTCCGCAATGTCCGCAAATGGGATTCAGGGGGATTCGGTAGACTGACCCGTGGTGCCAAGTCTAGCGGTGCCGTTTTGGACGCCGCGCAGCCGATGGAGTTTTATGCGGACGCAATGATCTTCAGCGCTGCGTTGCCGGAGGGATGGGATAATGCCTAACAATTATGGCTCTGGCGATGGCTATGGCTATGGCTTTGGCTATGGCTATGGCTATGGCTCTGGCGATGGCTTTGGCTATGGCTCTGGCTTTGGCTCTGGCTCTGGCTATGGCTATGGCTATAGCGATGGCTCTGGCTCTGGCTCTGGCTATGGCTTTGGCTTTGGCTCTGGCTATAGCGATGGCTATGGCTCTGGTGAACCGACACTTGCCAGGAACGATTAACCGCCCTCATGGGCAAAGGGGGAGGTGATGAGTGAGCCAAATGATGTTTGCCAAGACCGCGACCCGAACTTCAGGGGCCAGCGCGGGAAATTATATCTCGTGCGGTGCTTTGCTTGCGAACCAAAGCGTGGGCGGGAGAATTACGGCCCATCTGTGGCATTAGGGGTATGTGTGTTCTGTGGCTGGAGCGAGGAGACCCAAGATGACTGACACCGCAGGTGATTACCCGAAGCGCGAAGCGCAAGCTGATGGCGTTAGCCAGCAAGCCGTAAGTAGGGAAGAAGTGATTGCGTGGCTCAAGGGTGCAAACTGGGACGGCAAAGTCATGCCGATTATCCAAGCCACCCTAGACTTGCTTCAAGGTGAGCGGAGCGAACACATCTCCTGCCATGACCCGAAGCAACTAGAAGGGGGAGCCGATGCTAAGTGAAGAACTGAAGGCCCTAGAGACCGAAACAAGAGAAGCAGAAAAGCTCACTCGGGAAGATGCCTTTGAGTGGCTGGATCAATCTGGGCCGAATGTTGGGATGCCGCCATACAGCCATCGCCACGTGCTAGCAATCATTCGGCTGATGCGTGACGGTGAGGCCGCAACCGCCGAACTAGACCGCCTAGCTGACCGCATCACCAAGCTAGAGGGAGCGATGCGCGCATGGTGGCTGTCTAAGCGGCCTGTCGCCTGGGGCGAAAAAGAACACCGCGATTCTCCGAATGTGAATCTAGTCACGGACACGGAAAAAGGCCTTGCCGCCGCACTAGAAGGGGACTGTGAGCCTACTGCTAATCTAGGCAAGGTTAGCAATAGCCTAGTAGTTGAACCCAAAGTTGAGGGGGAGTGATGCGAGTAATCGAAGTCGAGAGGTGTGGAATAGACCATTGCCCACACTGCTTCCCGCACGAAACAGCACAGGGCGTGAACTACTGCCATGCTTATGAGACACCACCTGAGATCCATGCGGGAGTTAAAACATTCCCGCGAGTGTGCCCACTACTCGCCAAAGACAGCGACTAAACCCTAACCCCGGCGACTAATCGCCAGAAGGGACGAAACATGAAACTAATCCTTATCACAATGGCCCTAGCCCTGCTAATGCCATGTGAAGCGCCGGAAGAACCTACCGCAAGCGATAGGGGGGACTCGATACTCCCTGAATTGATCGAGCCTTACATCTACTGCGGTGAGGGATACTTAGAGCAGGGGCAGTCCTTTGGCTTTGCGTGGGGTGTGGAATGAAACACTTCATTCGCACAGTAACATTTGCTCTGTGATTGTGCACAAATACCGAGGAAACACTTCAGCCTTAAAGAGAGGTATACAGTATGTACGGTCCGAAGAATCACAAGTTTAGGTGGGATAGCGGATACGCCGAAGTCCCTGAGTGCGACCTGATCCGCTCAGTTGAAATCGAACTAGCCCCGGATCTCCATGACCATGATGCCGAAGAGGTGCTGAGAGCCGTGATGCTGCTGATGGGCTTCAATGTCACGGACAAGAACGGTGAGGAATGTCAGATGAGAAAGGAACCCTAAGGGTATGAAAAAAGACATAAATTTTCTGAAGGGCTTTGACGGGTCACACTTTTTAGAGAAGCGTGACTACCTTGGCTCGAGTGGCATAGGCCTGTGCATGCGCAAGGCCTGGTACAACGTGGCGTGGGCCAGGGGGTATGATGGGGTCATGGATCCCGAGGGCCCTGACCTCGAGTCCGTGTACAAGATGGGTGCCGGCAACGCCCTTGAGGGGTTGATCGTCAAGATGCTCGAGGCCTCTGGCTACAAGCTAGCCTTCACAGGCGAGGGGCAGAACGTTGTCACCACTGATTGGGGGACTGAGGGCCACCCCGATGGCCTGATCATTGAAGACCCTGATGATGGGTGCGAGGGGTTCATCCTCGAGGTGAAAACAACGGGGAGCCTCAAGTACGTCAGGGCTACGGGGCCGCCGGACTACCACCTGCACCAGACGGCTGACTACGTCTTCGGCAGTGGCGCTCCGGGCACCAAGTTCGTCTACCTGGAGCGGGGGTGGGGCAAGACCTCAACGATCATTGCCCACCGGCAGTTCCTCGAGCCGTACCGCGCGGAGAATGAGAGGCGTGCCGGCGTGATCAACAAAGCCCTTGACACGGGTGATGTGAATGCGGTACCGTGCACACCACAGAGTTGGGAATGTAAAAGCTGCGGGTTTAGACATCAGTGCAGCGGGAAGGACTAACTCATGGGACGAGTCAAGACCTGGGGCACATGCGATAAGTGCAGCGCAATGACGGTGCCACTAGGCAGACTGGGGCAGACGGGGCCTATCATAAAGGTAGTCTGCACGACATGTGGGACGGTTAACACTAGGAGGATCAGTGAAGAAGTACAAGACAGTAGGAGACCTCGAGCGCACGCTACGCGCACCACTCGAGTGCGGAGATATTAAGTGTGTGGTTCGGCGGCTCGATGAGGTGTTCGGCGCGGATGGGTGGAGTAGCAAGTATAGCGCTTGGCTCGATGAGAAGGACGGCCCAGGCCAGTCCATTATCTGTGAGCTTGAGTGCTATGTGTTCCTTCCCGAGGGGCCCGACTGGGGCAAGCACGGCCTGCACAAGGTCACCAAAAGGGATGGGGCCGCGATGACAGGTGAGAAATATGCGTATGGTATCGAGGAAGCGTTCGACAAATCTTTGGCGCGTGCAGCAATGCAGCTTGGGATCAATAGCCAGGATGCTGCTCGGTGTAGAAAGACCGATGCATGAACACGATGAACTGGACGAGCAACTCCTTGATGCGGACCTGTGGGAGATGACTAGGATGCTGCAGCTAGGCAAGGTCAAGGTGGAGGTGCGCCCAACACCACTGCCTCGGGGCCCTCTTGAGGATGCCGGTAAGGTGTTCGGGGTGGGGGTGGAGTACCGCCCGTCCCCGTGCCCTATTTGCAATATGCGCCACTGGAATGATGAGGAAGCCGAGGCATGCTGTAACCCTGGGATACCTCTGCCGGCCACAGTTATTGAACGTGTGGTGGAACTCATATGGCAGGGTGGGGGGCTGTACATGATCTGCAGTGGGCTAGGGTTTTGCGAGGAGAGGATCAAGCCCATCACGGACATGGTAGATACCATCTATGCCAGAGAGCACGGGTTGTATGGTGCAGTCGGGAAACAGCGGGCCGTTAACGCCAGGGAGTCTAAGACCGTGACGATGTCCGGCAATCTGGGCAAGACATGGCCGCCTACCCGAGTACCACGCCATGAGGTAGAGAGGAGAGCGAGGATGATGTGCCTATGAATGTGCCCATAAGCAGAACCATCTACGTGGCGTGCGACCCAGGCAAGAATGTCTGTGCGTTCGCCTGTCACGACAGCGGGAAGCGGGGTAAGAACAAGTGGAGTATGTGGAAGATCGATATGCCCGAGAACTTTGGGGCACGGGCGGGAGCCGTCAGGGCATCACTCGAGGACCGCCTCAAGGCCGGTGCCCACGGTGTGTTTGTGGTGGAGGGCCAGTACGGTGGGCCGAACCAAGCCACTACCATCAGGCTGTCCAAAGTAGCCACCCTCGTCCAGTGTCAGGCCCTAGACGCTGGCTACACGCTGTTTAACAATGGGCGAGTGAGCAAGAAGGGCCTCCCCGCCGAAGATGGTGAGGTTGCTGCCTCCACATGGCAGAGTTGGATGCGTGCCGGCGGTCAGACCGAGCGTGATGACCGCAAGGCTATGGCTATGGGATATGCCCGTAAGCTGGTAGGCGTAGACCTCAACGACCAGGACATGGCTGACGCTGTGTGCATGGTAGATTGGATGATGAAGAATGGATAGTCTGGATATAGATGCGGTGCGTGCCAAATTCCAGCCGGGAAGTATGATCTCCATAGACGAAGACACAGTATTCCTCATGGCTGGCTTGATCCTCAAGCTGTGCGACCAAATAGATAACCTCGAAGCAGAGGTTATTCACTACATGGAGTATGACAATGGCTAGCCTATGCCCTCACTGTCATCAAGTAATGCCCACTGATCCTAAGGTCGGTGACCAGAGCACGATCATCGAGGCTGTGAGCAAGGCGAGTGGCCGGAAGTACCGGGTAGGCGGGGCCAATGCCCGCAGTATCAATGCCAGGTTCCAAGAGGGTTATTACCTCAAGGATTTCCTCACCGTGATCGAGTACATGAGACAGAAGTGGAGCGGAGACCCTACTATGCAGAAGTATATCCGCCCCTCTACCCTCTTCAGGGCTTCTCACTTCGGTGAGTACCTGGCAGAGGCCGAGCAGTACGATGAAGAATGTAAAGGCCGTGCAAGGGTCAGGGTGCCGGCCAGTGCAGACGCACACAAAAAGCCCTTGACCGACGAAGAGAACTTGGATAGACTCCAGGCACTCAAACAATCGATTGGAGATAGCAATGGCTACACTAAATGACTTCTTCCCCTCACCCTGGATGAAGGGGGACGACTTTGCTGAGCCCGTGGTGGCCACCCTGAAGTCGGTATCCCCGGAGCAGTTCGAGGGGGATGGCGGCGAAATGGAGACCAAGGCCGTGGCCCGGTTTGAAGAGACCGCCAAGGCACTGATTCTCAACAAGACCAACTTCCAGATGTTGGCCTCCATCACAGGGGAGCAAGACACCGACAACTGGACGGGTATCCAGGTCACCTTGCGTGCCGAGAAGGTTGCAGCCTTTGGTAAGGTGCATAATGCAGTCCGGGTGTACCCGGTAAGCTAGTGGTGTGGGGTGCAGGGGGTACTGCAACACCTTTGGAGCCGGTTGCCCGATACCGGTCCTGCATAATCGGGCGCATGCGCGGGTATCTCAATTGGCAGAGTCCTGAGCCAGGGACTGGTCACTGGTTATATCGGGAGGTTGGCGGTTCGAGTCCGTCCCCGCGCTCCGCAGCATAGTGCTGCATGAAACAGGGGTGTATTCCCTGCGGTCCATGCAGATTGTACACCCTTCATAGCCTACGTTGAGGGCTTAGTCACCCGGAGTAGGCAAGGGATAGTAGGCCAGTTATAGAAGTCATCCGGGGTAGGGGGGTAACCCTGGCAACCTGCCCCGGATCTTTCTTCCACAGGAGGGCGTATGGATTTTGACATCAAAGAGTTTGAGATCAAGATGGTGCCCAGGCACGGGCCGCCTATGGTGACCAAGAAGAAGGTGATGCCACTGTACCCACTACGCCAGGAGGATCTCCGAACTTATCTCACCAAGGAGGCGGAGAAAATCAAGGAGCACCTGCACAACATGGGAAAGGACATCGACCTGCAGCAGAGACAGGGCGAGATCTTCGACCAGACGGCGCGATGCGACCAGGAGGTACGGGATGGCTAACCGACTCCGCAAAACACGCCTAAGGCTAATCGGGTGGCTTGCTGGTGATATGTATGTTGGGATCAACCTGGGGATAGCGGGACCAGTGGATGAAGGCGGGCTGTTCATTGCGAATGGCAGCGACAACGGACTGCTGAGAAGCTGCTTGTTCGCCAACCATCCAAGGTTTAAGATAGGCACTGTGCCGGAGATACTGGAGTTTGCACGTGAGGAGGCACGGGATGAGCCTGGACAAGATAGTTGAGGGGCAGGAGCGTAACATGGAACGTGCGATGGTGCGCTACCGTGCAAAACGCACACGTAGACTCGCTATAAGGGCCTTTTGTGTACACTGCATGGGTGGAGACCTGCCTGGGGTCAAAACATGCCCCTCAAAAGGGTGTGCTTTGTGGCGTTATCGCATGGGTGCGGAGGTAAAGGTATGAGTATGGACCCTTTAGCATATAAGGTGATACCAGGGCTTGCCGACCCCCTAAGCCAGAGGTCGGTCTGCACGTTATATGCGCGGGTAGACATTGCTGGGGCCGAAACTAAAATAGAGCTTGAAAGTGTGACCATTACAGATCTTGTCACATCCATAAGCGACCCGGCACTCCTGGAGGCACTGCGTGTAATGGCAGAGTCTGTGCTGGGGAGGTTTGGCAGTGACTGACAACACCCACTACAGCCAGGAAGCCGAAGAGGCGGTGATCTACTCAGCCATGAGTGATGCTGCCCAGGCGGCTGACCTCACCCGGCAACTGTCTCGTAGGGATCTGTTTGTCCATGAGCACGTCATTATCTGGGGTGCCATTGAGGACATGGTCCGGCGGGGTACACCCGTGGATGTGGTCACGCTCACCAATGAGCTGCAGCTAGCAGGCCTACTGGTCAAGGCCGGCGGTGCCTCACGCATTGGCAGCCTGTACGACAGACCGGTGCTCACCAAGAATGCGTCAGAATATGCTGACATTGTGGTCAATGCCGCTCAGCGCAGGCGCCTCAGGAAGGCATGCGAGGGCATCCTCACCGCCTGCTCAGGGCCCGAAAAGATATCCAAGGTACTGGGGGATGCCGAAGAGGCTATTATGGCCGTAGGGAGGACGGGAGAGGCTACCAGCAAGCCTGAGATACTGGGTCGGACCATCACCGCCAGCTTCGATGTCATCCAGAAGAGGATGGAGGCCGGCACATCCTTCACCGGACTGCAGACAGGGTACGGATTGCTGGACCATATAACGGGTGGGTTCCAGCCCGGCAACCTGATCCTGCTAGCGGCCCGCCCATCCATGGGCAAGACCGCACTGGCTCTGAATATAGCAAGCAATGCGTGCCTAAACTCAGATGCGCGAATAGCTTTCTTCAGCCTGGAGATGAGTAGAGATGAAGTCACCCACCGTATCTTGTCTTCCGAGGCCCTGGTTGATAGCTCCAAGCTGAGGTCGGGGCTCCTGAATACCACCGATTGGGAACTTCTTGGCGAGGCCACATCGTCCCTGGCCGGAGCCGATCTCTTCATTGACGAGACAGGGGGCCTCAGCCATGGGGAACTGCGCTCACGGTGTCACGGTCTTACTATTGACAAGCCACTGGACCTCGTTATCGTGGACTACATCCAGCTAATGCGTATGCCGTCAGGTCACCAGAACAGGAACATCGAGGTGGGTGTGATCAGTGCCGCTCTCAAAGGGCTGGCCAAGGAACTCAAGTGCCCCATCCTGGCACTCAGCCAGCTATCCAGGGCCGCCGCATCCACCGATACAACAGCGCGTCCTGCCCTCCACCACCTGAGAGACTCAGGCAGCTTAGAGCAGGACGCAGATATAGTCATGTTCATGCACAGGCCCGAGATGATGGGCGCTCAGGACCGTGAAGGTATGGCCGAACTGATCATAGCCAAGCATCGTAATGGTGCGCTAGATACTATCGACCTCAGGTTCATGCACCAGTACACCAAGTTCGTTGACCCACCATCATTCTAGGTCACCACGGTAACGCTAGTGTCGCCATCAGCCTCCCAGAAGTAGCCCTTGGCAGTGTCAGGGTGGGCCTGAACCTCCGCTAGTGAGCAGGACACACCTTCTACCGTGAAGGCTAAGTTGCTGGCCGCGCCGGCTACATAGTAGGTATTGTTGTAGAACCAGATGTTCAGCACCGTCTTGTCTTTGTAGTGACCAGACTTGTAGGTGTCGAACAGCGGTGTCATGGGGGCTGGGTTCGTGATGATGTAGTCCTGGTCAATGAGGTCTCCCGCATCAACCTGGACCGCTACCGCGCTGTCCTCAACGTACACTGTGTTATTGTACCAGTAGGAGTCCACCACATCCTCGTCCGCATCTCCCTCAACCACGCGCATGGCAGCATTCCCCGTGCCCGTGGCGAACATTGTGTTGTTGTACACCCTGGCCCTTGTACATGCTTTGTCAACAAAGCACTGCCTGGCAGGCTCGCTGAAGGTGTTACCGTACACCAGCGGATCAGACGTTAGCTTGACACTGCCGTTATACCCGCCGCCAGTGCTCACGTTGTTCCTTATGGTGGCCCCAATCGCTCCACAGATAAAGACACCATGGTGGGAGCTATCGCCAGACTCGTTCGGGACATCCACACGGCAGTTTTCGATCAGCGCATCGGTGGAAAGTGTACTAGCATCCTCCGCGCCGTTGGTGATGCCAATCGAAAGAGCGTCAGCAATCTCCCCAACCCACAGCACTGAACAATTCTTAATTGTCGGAGACACTAGGTTTACCGTGGCCGGGTCAATCCAAAAGACCGTGTCAGCATCCTCAGCAACAGCATGGCAGTTGTCGATGGTCACATTCACACAGTCGCTGACCCAGCACAGGTCTGAGGCACCGGCAGCCCCCGAGGTGCCAACATCAAAGGGTGTTTCAGAATCCCCCCATGAGCTGCCTGTCAGGGACACGGTGGTGCAGTCTACAACATTCAGCTTGCACGGGTCAGTGAAGGTACACCCGTCGATCTTAACCTCATCCGCGTCCTTCACTCTGACAGAAGCCCCTGCAAAGTCACAGCCATAGGCCCGGAAGTCGTAAGCTGAATTACCATCAGCCTCACGCATGTACAGGCATGGCGCGGTCGTGGCCGCGTCCTTGAACTTACAACCAGCCAGGGTCAAAGATCCCCCCTTGAACTCTACAGCATAGGTGAGGGCCTGGCTCTCACAGTCGAAAGTAACACCATGGATGCCGACCCTGTTCTCCTTGCCGGCGTAAATGATTCGGTTACTTCCCGTGCGGAAGATGACACCGGGCTCATGGGCCACGATCTCAAACGACCCGTCGTCAGCCCCGCCAAAGAAGTCGAAGTTGAGGATGTCAACATCATCATAAGTGCCCGCAGCAACCGCTATCCTTTCACCGTCGCCCGCAGCATTTACGGCAGCCTGCATAGTGGTAAAGGCATCAGTCCAACTAGTGCCATCCGCCGCTCCAGCCGCATCTATATCTACATACACAATGTCTGCGGGGCCTGGGTCATGCCTGCCTGTGTCGGCATTAAATACCGGGGTAAATACGCTAGCCATGATGGCCTCCTAAAGCCTAAAAGCTCCTGGGCCACCACTCTGTGGTCCCTGGGGAAGGCCTGCACTAGGAGGCCCCTGGGTTTTCTGATCCATGTACTGAATAAAGGCTTGGTCAAGCTCCGCCATAGGTGACGGAGGCCCCGAGATGAGCGCCTGCCGTACCGCAGCGTAGCCATGGGCCTGAACAGCACCCATTAACTCCGCCACCCTGGCCTCAGCCGGGTCTTGGGGCGGCCCACCCGGGGGCTGCATTGGAGGCTGACCACCTTGTACCAGTGGCCCCCTTTGCATAGGGGACGGCCCTGGTCGAGCAACCTGGGCTAGGGGGTTCGGGGGGAGGTTAGGCATTACGCTTCTCCATGACTTGAGGAACAATCTTCTCGAGGGTACGCCCGCCCACATAGCCAGTAAGTCCCAGCTTGACCAGCTTCCAGGCCTCAATGAGTTCGGCCTCCGTCATGCCCTCATAGCTGTAGCCGAACCACCTTGCCGTGATCAGGAACACAAAGATCATCATGGTCATGGGCCGCCAGTTGCGCTGAAGCCAGCTATGCCCCTGAGCCTCTGCCTTGATGATCTCAGCCGTGGCCTGGGTCATTACAACCTCACGCTGGGCTATCAGTTTCTCGATCTCGAGCCGGGCCGCCGCCTTCTCCTCATCAGAGGTATGAAGGCTGTCGATCACTCCACCGATCTTCTCTACGGTCTCACCGCCCAGCCACTTGACTACCTTACCTAGCATGGAGCACTTCCTTCACATCGAGTTTGACCTCATTGAGGGTCACGTGAATAGCCGTTAACTCTGCCCGTACCGCGCCAGACTGCTCAGCGGCCTCAATCATATGGTTGTTGAGCGACTGGTTTAGCAGGGCGTTCTGTTGGGTGAGCACTGTGATCTGTTGAGTGTTAGTGTCCACCTGCTTCTTGGTCATGCCCATGCTCACCAGCAACGTGGCAACCGCAAACCCAGTCACAAGCCATTGTCTTAATTCACTTCGATGCATAGCACTCCTACAGTCTTCGGCAGCCATACTGCCCCCCAAAGGTTATGCGGTTAGATTTACAGACCGTCCGTGTAGCCACGGCAGAACAATGTCCACGCACCTGATGTCAAGGTGCCTGTAGTAGTCGGCTCTTGAGTTGACACGTACACCTCTCGGGCCGTGATATCCTCAAAAGCAAAGCTAAAGTCGTTTACAACCACACATTCATTTGGGGCCGGAGTGCCTCCGGTGTGGGCATACCCTGACAATCTAAGAGCAGTCCAGTATGACGTCGCCACGGCATCATGCGAAACACGAAGCTCGATCTTGTAAGTGCCGTCCACTGCAGTGCCCATGATCAGTGTCCCGTAAAACTGGCACGCCCCTGAGGCGCTAGTCGGCGGGACCATGTCCGAAAAATCACCAGCGGTATAGGCCGTAGTCCATGCGCCGTCGGCGTGCGTAAGCACCTCAATGGCCGTGTCATACTCAATATCATGAGTACCTTTGGGCTGGAAGAACCTAAGGAAATCGCTGCCTGTATTATTATAAACTGCACCAACGCGCCGGATATAAGAAACATCAGGCGGAACTTCTCCTGAAACCGTGGCATAGTCATGGTTTAGGGAGTAGTAGAGCGTGGGTGATGCCCCCGCTGAATCGCACGTTGCCCAGACATAGTACCAAGTGCTCGCCGCCTCCGCCGCTATCGTGTTCACAGGCAACAAGTTGTCCAGTGTGCCGTCCGTAGCATCTGTGATGTCGATGTCGGCAAATGTCGGGCTGCTGATCAGGATACCATCATCTGCATCGTTCACATTCTGCAGGCTCAAGAACTCAACAGCGAACCCCAGGGTGTCGGCGTCCACCCAGGTCAACACATTCTTAGTCATTGTGGCTAGGCGGGCGCTACCGAGCGAAGCCTCGAGCGTATTGATACTCGTCTGCTGTGTGTTATGTTCATCCGCAAGAGTGTTGTACGCATCAACGATAGTGTCGAACTCGTTGTTCATGTCGGCACTTCTGGCCGGAGTGTTGGATACAATCTGGTTACGGCTAATAGGCGCTGCCATGCTATTCCTCCCAGCGGGCTTCGAGCATTCTCAAGTATGCCCGCTCAGCCGTGCGGTTTATCTTCTCGTAGACTTCATCGTAGGCCTCGTTCTTGGCCTTGCCACCCATGAGGTTGTTCTCATCGATGCGCTGTATCTTCTTCTGGAACTTGTTCATGCGGTTACGGGTAGCTGAGTAGATAGCATCCACCCTACGCGCCCACCGTTCAGGCCTCTGGCCCGACTCTTCCGCACTGGCCAGTGCCGATCTGGCCTCATAGCCAAGGTCGTAGAAGTCACTCACGAACTGCCCGCCCTGTGAGGGATGGCGCACATCAAAGTCCCGCATCACCGGCAGGTCCTTGTGCCATACCTTGGCCCCTAGCTGGATGTCCGGGGGGCTTGCCATGTCCCAGGCAACGTCAATTGCCTGCATGGCCAGCTTGCCCAGGCCACCCGTGTAGCCCTTCCACAAGTGCTCCATGTACCGAGGGCTGTAGCCATGCTCTTCGCCCCATATACGAGCCATGCCCTTGGTGAACTCCTTGCTAGTCCGTCCGGTATACCGTCCGAATTGCAGGTGAGGCCACAGATCTTCCTGGCTACGAGGGACGATAGGCCTGTCCTTGAAGAAGGACTTGTTCGCTAAAATCTCAGCGATCGGGGTCACGATAGTGAGGTCCATCGGGTTAAGGGATGGGGTCACAGACGAGATCATATCCCACAGGTCGCTTGCCGCGTCAGGGTTCCTGTCCAGCGTAGACTCAACAAACAGTTCAGGAACGCTGCCGTACAGCATGCCGTAGTCGAACGGCTTGGTCATCTTCCAGATCTTATCCACACCGGGCATCATAAAGATCCAGTTGGCCCGCTTCTCGTAGTCAGGGATGTCCTTCCACCGAGGGTCTTGCCGGTTCCACAGCACCAGCGCCATCGAACTAATAGCAATGGGTGCCGTCCTGGCCATGAAAGACTCGGGACGCTCCTGGGCCACACGGCGCATCTTGTCAGCACCCTGCACCTGAGCGTTCCAGAAGGCCACCACACTGTTTATATGCTTGCCCCAGGTGCCAGCCCTCGAGAAGTCTAGCGTCACCTCACGGGCCTCCAGGGCCGCCTCATAGCGCCCTGTGTACTTCCTCGCCTTACGGTAGGTGCCCACCCTGTTGAAAGCCTCACTGAACTCCGTGAACATGCGGCCAAACTCAATGGGGTGTTTCAGGTAGTACAGCGCCTTGCCGGCACCACCCTTGCCCGTGTTGGCGATGCTCTTGTTCACGGCCTTGTGTAGCCCTGCATGGTCCATAGCGACCGCCGAACTCATAGCGCCACCAGACTCCATGAACTCAGTGTACCACTTGTCCTTACGCATCACGCTAGTCACGCCCTTGATCAGGTCGAAAGGCGTGAAGCCATAAGTAGACTGGATAGAATTCACCCACCAGTCACGCAGCGCATTGCGTATGCCAAAGGACAGCGTGCTCGTAGCACCAATACGCAGCGTTCGAGCAGGAGCACCCAGGACCTTGGAAAGGATACTCATCTGGGCACGATCCAGGTTGATGAACGCCTCATAGATGTCCGGGTCCACCTCGTAATACTTCTTCTCCAGGCCTTCCCAATGCTCGAGCACACGGTTGTGCTGACTCGGCGCGGCCTTGGTCGGCTTGATCATACCCGTACCGCCGGCCAGGCGATCAAGTTCGATCACGGCCTCAACAGTATGGCGGTGGGCACGGTAACGCTCAGACATATAGATGTTCTTGATCGTAGCCTCGAGCGGGTCCATGTACAGATCGCCCTTGCCCTCGATAGGCTTGATGATGTCGGGGCTACTGTATGCCTTGGGATCACCCGTGTTCTTGCCATACATCGCCGCTTCCATCTCAGCGAACAGCGGTGTGTAGAACCCGTTCTTCTCAAGGATCACATCGGCACGCTCTTTGCCCACCGAGTCATAGAGCATGTCCGTCATCATCTTCTTGTAGGCTTCAAGCTGCGTAGCGTACTTGGGCCCAAGAGTCTCACGGTGGCGCAATAGCACACCATGGGTAAGCCCCTTGCTCCTGAGGCTCTCATTGTTCTTGAACTCCCCCCAACGATCAAGGAACCGCTCCGCGCGGAGCAGTGACTTGAACTCCTCCCGCATCCCGTCATCCATACCCTTGAGGATGGGGTCTAGGTTGAGGCGAATGCGCTCAGCCGCACGGCCCGTGTAGGATCTGGCCAGTCTGCCCATCAGGTAGGGCCTCATCTCTGCCGGCAGGGCATAACCTGTTTCTTTTTGAACAGCCTCCTCAAACCTGCGAAGAGCGTGGATGTCGTCCATGAACCGGACATAAGCCTTCTCGGCCTTGGCACGGATCTTACCACCCTGGCGGGCCAGCAAGCCCGTATCTTTCTCACCGGTCTTAGTGGTCATACTACTGAGCCGCTCCACCACGCTCAGCGCACCACGGGTAGTGTTACCAATCGTACCCTCAAAGCTCTCATCCATGAGCCTGATGGCTTCATCGATGAGGTCAGGGTCGGTACGGTGCTTGTCGGCCCATTTGCGCCACGCATCTGATTCTCCACGCCGGGCCGCTCGATCCATCAACTCGTTCATTTGCTCAGCAGTGCGCGTGCGCTTGGGTGTTCCCGGCTCGAACCCGCCAGTGGAGATGGGCTGCCACTTGCCTGAGGGGGCAACTCGACCAGATACGCTCTGTCCTGTGAACTCAACAATCTTCGGGTCAAGCACCAGATAAGACAGCGACCCAGGCCCTTCAATCGCGTTGATGTATGGAACCACATCATAGCCTTGGTCTGTCAAGGCCTTGCGTGCCTTGGGATCATTCTGTAGAAGGAAAAGCTCTGTTCTCTCGCCTCCGTCACGCTCGTCAAGGACCCTATAGGGCTTCTTCGGCCTAATGCCAATTTCTTGGATAGTGCTGCCACCACCCGCTACCTCAGGCCGTGTGATTCTGTCAATAGCAGCTTGCTCAGTGCCAAGGTGGAACGGCTTACCGTCTTTGAGGTTTAGATCAGCACTGCCACCATGGTATCCCAACAATGCACCATCAGCCCCGCGCACAACCTGCCCATGCTCGGGGTTGACGGGCGTAGCTTCGCCCAGCCACTCGCCTCTGCGGTGGCCTATGGATTTCTTCGCGGGCCTTATAGGCTTATCGATTACAGGGAGACCCTCATAGAACGAATCAAGGATCAGGTCATTGTCTGCCCGTGTCTCACCCTTGGTAAGCTCCAACCGCTGGTCATACCTGTTCGGCAGGATCTTGTCAGGCAGGGGGAGCTCACCCTCGAGGTGGCCGGCACCCTTCTGAAGCTCATCGGGACGCAGCCTGTTATCCAACAAGAACTGCCTCCACCGCTGGATACCAAACACATCCACAAGCTGAGACTTCACAGTGCTGGCATCGCTCTCAGACAGCCACTTCATCCCCGCCGCATCATTGGCCACCTTATCGAGGAACCGCACCTGATCAGGACGCAGCCTGCCAGTACGCTCACCCCATACCTGGAACTCCGTCACAATATTCTGCAACTCACCCGCGAACTCCGCCGGCTTCTCGAGCACCGACCTGTCCATGGGCCACTGACTGGACCCACGAGGGGGAGGAACCGGGTTGCCGCGGTCTGCTAGTTCAGTCTTAGGAGGTAGCCTACGCCGTGCCTGGGGGTCCAGTACCTGTGCAGCCTCGCCCGCAGGTTCACGGGCCAGCAAAGCATCAAGCTCAGCACTCTTGACCCGCTCGCGCAACACCTTCTTGCCCTCTGTGTGGTCACGCAGCAGGCTTAGAGCCTTACCGTGCGTACCCTTCATGCGCCCACCGAGCGCACCCAGGCCCGTCAACGCCAGCATGGTGCCCACACCCGTACCAATGTCTTCGCCCGTAGGGCTCTGGCCCTCCATTAGTGGGCCACCTACACCGAAGATAGCACCCTCAGTGCCACCTTGTAGCCCGCGCCGGGCCGCATTGGCGACTCGAGAGCCGGCAGTCTCAGAAAGCCTCGAGGCCACACCCACTCCGGGTCTTGCCATCAATGAGAACTTAGGCTCAAGAGCAGCCGAGGCCTCTGTTAGGGCAGTCGACGCGCCTTTTCTTGAGCCTTTCGCTGCCGCCTGGAGCGTCCTGCCCGCAGGCCCAAGAGCCGCAGCAGGGCCAGTTGCCAAGCCAAGCCCAGCACCTTTAAGGCCCTCAGTGAGCACCTGATTAACATCGATCTCACCTGTCTTTATCTTCTGCTCAATAGCGTCACGGCCCATACGCTCCAGGCCCACAGCACCGGCCTGTCTTGCGCCATGCTCTATAACCTTCTTGACCACAAGGCGTTTGACACCATCGACACCCAGCTTCTTGGCCACACCGCCGCCAAGCCCACCACCGGCAATGAACAGAAGAATGCTAGTTGGGCTCACGAAGCTGCCTAAGCCACGGGCCACCTGCTCAGCAATGTTGTAGTCATCCTCGTCAGGCTCCAGGGCCATACCCTTACCGTAACGATAGATCAACGCCTCAGGGGTATCGTACTGAATACCATGGAGGAACGCACGCCCCAGGCCGGGGCCGACATCGTCGCCATCGCCACTATGAGTGGCTTGTGGCCCCTGCGTCTGCGGAACGCCAGAAGTCTTTTGCAGGTATAGATCGACATGCTCAGAGGTCCACTCCTCCGGCAAGCCGAGTCTCTGCTTGGCCGCACTGTAATGTTCGTCAGTCCAACCCTGTGGCATCTATACTCCTAGAGTCCGTACAAGTCCTCTTCGAGATTCCTCTTGATCCGCTCTCGTCGTAACCTGACTGGATTATTTGGTGCTTGGCCACGCGCCCCTGGAGTGGGCTCAGCGAGCCCCGGCCCTTCAAATCCCTGGAACAGGTTGGGTGAATTCCCCGGGTCCATCCTCTGCAAGTATGCCTCCACCTCAGCTTCTGCGTCTCTATCCACCTGGTACAACTCAGGGTGAAGAGCCTCATGCTGCGCCTGCGCTTCCGGTCCCCAATCGCCGAAGACATCCAGTAGGGTGAGGCGAGTCTCTTGAGGGGTCTTGCCACGGGCATCAAAGGCTACCGTTTCCGTGCCATCGGCGTTGGTCCTGATCAGTACCTTGCCGACCACCTTGTACCCAGGCGCAGGGCCTGAGCCGATCTGTGCCGCGAACTCGTCTAGCCCGCTAGACACATCCGCCGGGAGGTACTGGGAGAACAAAGGCTCGCTCTGATACAGTTGCATGGTCTCGGCAAGGTACAACTCAGGGTTCTCTGCCGGGTCGATCATAGAGCGAATACGCCCATGAGCGTCAGACCATGCGGCCATGACCTGCTTCTGGGTCTCTAATTCAGCCTGCTGGTTAGCGTATTGCTCCTTCTCCAGGCCGAACTGATCTTGTTGAAGTCCGAACTGATCGCGCTGTAGGCCCAGGAGGCTGTCCTGCTGACCCAGTCTGCGGTCAGCCTGAGCAAGCTGCCGTTGCTGAGCCTGGAGAGCGTAGCCCTGGTCCTTGCCCGCAGACGTACCGCCTAGGTAGCCTGTGCCCAGAGCAAGAAGATTATTTACTATCGGCATCTCAGACTCCTATCTGTAGGGAACGCCATGGGTCTCATAGGTTGGTGCTGCTGAATACCTGTTGAACAGGTCATCCCACTGCTTCTGCTGCTGGTAGTAACCAGCCGTCTGGCCTAACTGGCCCAGAAGGTTCTGCGTACCCTGGTTCATATACTGCTGGTTCTGGTAGTTTAGCTGATCCTGGGCCTGCTGCAGTACAGCATTCTGATAGCCCATGCCAGCGACCTGCCCCATCTGGGCAAGACCCATAGAGGCCGACTGGTTAGCGTGGCCCTCCAGCATCTGGATCAACGACATCTTGTACGACTTGTCAAGCTGCTTGATGTTAGATACAAACCCCTGGACCATGTTCTCGGCCTCAGTCGATGACTCAGCTAAGTTCTGAGTGATCTCATTCTGGACCGTGCCGCCCGTACCCACACCACGCCGTGCCGCATCAGCCTGTGCGTAGTTGTACTGGTTCTGAGCGGCCTGGGTAAGCGTATTGCGATAGGCCTGCTCACTCTCCTGGTAGTCCGTTGGGTTATACAGGGAGTTGATCCCGCCAGCATCGATCTCAGCCTGAAGCTCCCGAAGGCCAGCTAGCTGAGCCTCAAGGTCACGGCGCTGCTCGACATCCAACTGCTCATGGTTAGAGATGGAGCCACCGTAAGGGTCGTATGTGCCACCAGGGCCAGAATACACCCCACCAGCTTCATTGTAGGCCTGTAACGCCTCCCATCGTGCTTGTTCTTCAGGGGTTTCGGCCTTTGGCGAAGCATACCCAGGGCCTTGCACTTCAGCCAGAGGATCATATCCCAAGGTGTCAAGGATGTCTTGGATTTCATTGCCTCGCCCCGTGGGAGCGCGGCCGTACAAGGTATCTAGCTGAGCCTCGTTCCAGTAGTCCCGGTAGTAATCGGACTGGGACGTATTAGGAACAAACACTGTCGAGTTCGACAGGGGGTTGAAGATGCTAGACCCTTGAGGGGTGTAGGTGCTAGGCTGCTGAAAAGTCGGTGCCTGCTGAGGCTTGAACGCATCAAACAGCCCCAGCCCCAAGCCACCAATTTGTGCGGCTGCTGCGGGGTTTGATCCAATCCAGCTAGCTACCGGAGCCGCGAATCCCATGGTAATCCTCCTTGGTCAAACCAAACAGCCAGACATCTTCTGGCCTACCACAAAAGGATGCGCCTGACCGAACACAGCCTTCACGCTGGAATCCCAGCCGCCTTACCAACCTCACCGCCGCCTTCCTACTCTTAGGGATCGGGGCGGTAATACGCCGGACACCCAAGGACTCAAAGCAATACTCCGCCAAGTCCCCCCACACAGCCATCTTGCCTGCCGTGTTGATGTCCCTCACCGGGGTCTTACTAAGACTTTCTGGCCTCATAAACCGCCTGAACGGCTTAGACAGCATGATGTGGATACTGGCCGTTGCCCCAGGAACAATGTCACTGAGCCAAACCAACCCCACATTTCGCCTACCTGCATGTAGCCAGAAGAACTGACTCGCACCGGCTATCATGTCCCACACAGCCCCATGGCCTGCCAACTCATCAGGCAGCAGACCGTAAGAATCAAGTACCCCCGACAACTGCTCCCCGCTTAGCTCTGCCCGTGCCAAACGCATAACAACTCCTCTTCTCCACGATCACCGCTCCCCGTGATGGGTAGTCAGCAGTGACCAACCTAACAATTCAAACGCATCGCCCAGGTCATCATTCGAGAACCTAAGCTGAATCATCCTGAACGAGCCCTCCAGGTGTAGCATCACCATGTTGGTGATCCCTTCATCCCAGTTGAACTCGTCCCAATACACATTGTCCCACAGGGCTAAATCCCCCGAGATCTTATTGATCAGGCTGCCTACATCTGTCCAGCCACCCTCGAGGTCGAGCCGGTACTCAACATTCACATCTAGGCCCGAGGCACCCAACGCTACTAGCAACTGGGCCGTCCTCTTCCGTATAGCCGTGTCCCCTAGATTGTACCAAGGAGTCGTGTAGTAAGCCCTGTACGCCGCGCCGGCATCCGTGTAGCCATCGTTGTATTTGACCACCCGGCCATCGCTGGTGCCGAGCAGGTGAACTTCGCCCAGGCCGCTCGAGAAATAACTCACCGCCGACTCGATGCCTAGACCCTCGTAGTAGTCCCACCCGCCCGTGTCGTAGTGGTAGACCAGGGCGCTGGTACTAGCCGTCTGGCCGCTAGGGGTGTAGTACCACACAATGCGATTGTTGTTATTATCGTGTATCGCCACAATGTTTACGTTGTCGGCCTCGCGGATCTGATTGACCCTGGCCTTGACCTTGGTAGAAATAGGCATGGGTTCAATGTCACCGTACTCCTGAATGCCACTGGCCCTAGCAGGCCCGTGCTGACTCCAGAAGTAGATGTCATTGCCCACGCGCACTAATGACCGAGGGGCTGAGCAGCCCACCGGGTAGATACCAAAGCCCTGGACGTTATCAGGAGAGTCGCCAGCATACACACGGGACCGGGTCTTCTTGAAGACGATCCAGTAACCCGCCAGATCCACCACCATGGTCACCGGCTCACCATCATCAGGGAGGACATCGATGTACCACGGATCTACCGCCGACACGCCCGTTGTCTTGTAGGCGAAGTTGGTAGGCACCTGAAGCTCACTGAACCACAACCTACTGGTGGCCGTAGAACAGCCCCATGCCGCTACGCTCTCAGCCTTGCCCTGGTTGACCGTGGTGAAGTGGGTTGGGTATGCCCCAAGCTCCCACTCAACGGGGAGCAGATCGCCTGTATAGGCCACTGTAGAGACCGTGAAGGTGTCGCCATCAGTCACATCACCGGCCGTCAGGGTAACATAGAACCCACCCGTTACATGGACGGGACCGCCGGCAGTATACTCCTCAGAGATAATCACCGTTCCGCCTGGGCCGAGATCACTAACCCAATTAAGCCTGATCTCATCAGTAGCAATCGTAGCCACCGGGGGTGCCGCACCCTTGTCGGCCTCAATCGTGAAGGTGAACACCTCAAGCCGGCTACCCTGGTAGGTTCCCTCAGAACGGATTGTGGTGGTCGTAGTACCCGTCCATGTACCCGTTACCACAGGCCCCATACGGTTGTAGAAAACCTCTGTGGTGGGCATGTCAGAAAGCGTGGTACCATCCCACTGCTTGGGGGTGTTGTACCCATTGGTCAGGAACAGCTTGCCGCTTGCGACATTGCCATCCCAGTTGTAGTTCTCGTTATAGCCCGAGCCAATCACCGTGGAGAAGTCACCGTCACCGTTCAGTTCAGCATACAGCTTGCGCCATGCGGCGACTACCAGGCTGACGTTGCCGTCAGGATTCTTCAGGCGGAATAGCCCATGGACAGGCCAGCCACTAGCGTTCAGGGCCGTAGAGTACACACTGCAACCCTTGCGCTTGGCCAAAGAACCCGTGATACCGTGATCCATGTTCATGCTGTCAGGGGTGTCACCCTGAGGCATGGTGAGCGGCGAACTCTTGAGGTTAAGCCCCCCAGAGTTGTCAAAGAAGTCAACGCTTCTCTTCTGTGCGTAGCTCTCGTACATCACTTACCGTCCATAGCTAAGGCCACGGCCAAGCCTGAACCCGCGAGGCATTGGAACCTGCTCTGAGTTAGACTGGTGGAGGTTAAGCCTCTGCTCGTAGTCACGCTTGTCCTGCTCAGCGTCAGGGAACATCAACCGCTTCTTCAGCTTGTAAGTAGCGCCCAGCTTGAGGGTCTCAGTGAACCTGTCCGGCAAGTCAGGGACATCACTGTCATTCACCATATCAACAGGCCGGCGGTAGTAGAGCATCCTGACCGTACCGTCTTCGTAGTCCGTAGCATCAGCCCAATCGTCAGCAACCTGGTCTCCGCCGTCATCCCACAATAAGACTTCCCAGTAGTCAGGGTAGTTGGCCGGGGACAAGCCCGTAACGTCTGCCGGGGAAGTATGCGCCTTGATGCACACGAAGTATTCACCGTTGTGGTAGATGACCTTGTTCTCGATGTAGTCTTCACTAGCCGCCGGGTAGACCTTGATCTGGTTTTCCCACAGCGTCCAGTAACGAGGGTTGCCGGTCTCCGTCTTCTTGCTGAACTGGCTGTGCCACGAGGACGGGTCCATGTAGGTCAGTGTCCGGGGAGTCAGGTCATCAATGGGCGGGCTCTTAGAGTCATCGAAGTCATCCGGTAGAGGTATTGAGGTGATCCCCTCGCCAAACCCAAAGACATAGGTGTCCTGGGCAGGGATCATATCCACCTGCTCAAAGATGTCACGCTGGACTAGGTTCAGATACTCAGCCGCGAGGTGAGGGATACCCGTCTGGCCATTGGTAGTTGTAATACGGCGCTCACCGCACTCCTCGAGTACGTTGTTCGTCAACTCCAAGAGGTTGACAGCAACAGGCCCAGATCCTAATACGATTGGCATGCTATTCTCCTACGCGATAACATCTAAGCTGCTCCAGGCGCTGTCCCCGGACGTTGCGATCCATCCCCAAGGCTCACCAACAGAGGGCTCTGCATTCAGGGCTAGCATGAACATTGTGCCTGGGTGCGAAAAATTAAAGCCGCCCAAAGCCCCCGAAGGGGGTGTGCTGTAGGATGCCGAGGAGCCTATTGGATGCCATGCCCCAGCTATACCAAGAACCCCAAGGGCTGTCGCAGGGGAGGCCGCGTTCAGAACTGGCAACAGTGGCCCTCTAGCAACCCTGAGGGAGCTAACGCCACATGTCAGGTCGACACTCCCCCCCGCGGGGTCTGGGTAAAAGGTTTCCCCAGTAATCCAAAATTCAACACGGATTTTGTCGATTGACGGATCTGTGATAGGTGTTCTTAGTACACAGAATCGCCGGGTGGTTGCAACTGGGCTGATAAAATATATCGGAGGCTCTGGGTATGGGCTATGAGATCCAAGACCAGAGCGGTCCCCTGCCCCGTCTACTAAAGCCAGTGTATTGCCAGAGGCATCCATGGTCCTGATCCTCATTCCATAAACATCCGACCTGAGCGGGTAGTAATCACTTTTCCACTGTGGAGCAGTCAGCACCGAGGAGACTTCCGCCACATACCCATCCAGAGCGTCAAACACATCGTCCCCTCTGTCAAAATCTACATAAGCGTATCGGTTTTCGAGTGGAGGCTGGTCCCAAGCATTTGAGTATATCGGCAATTCTAACCCATAAGTCCCTGTAGACCTATACTTGGCAGAGCCGATCCCATAGTGTGGGAGAACCCCGAGAGTCGGTGTGTCAACCCAAGAGTCACCGACAGTGCTGCAGGCAAGCCTTGCACTCAGGCCGATCAGGGGCTCAGTGACTGACGGGCCATGATCAACTAATCCATTCTGAGAAGTCACTACAAAATCGCTCCACACCCGCAAATCGACAGATGTGGCGTATGATCCGAAGTGAATCCTTCTAGCCGAAATATCCACACCGGCCGTAGGCAAGACGGGCTCGACTACCGACACTGAGGATATGCACGGGGCAATTCCTATGTCCAAGACCGAATTAGCGGTCGGGTTAGTATTCATTAGCGACCCGCCAATTACAGAGCATCCATCTGCCCGTATCGCAACGGCATGAATTTCACCAACAGTGACACTGCATCTCCACACGCTAGAACCTTCCGCCCCAAGCCAAACGCCAACCCCCGTGCCTGTTGTGATGCTTGCTTCGCGTATGGTCCCACGAAAGAATGGATTCAGCCCAATAGCTGACGGCACCTCAATCCCGACACCAGGAGAAGACCCACTGTAGGTATTGGTATACACCCCACGGGTCACAGAAATTCCCTTGCCCCGGACCAGGGCTATCAGATAAGATCCGGTGACTGAACAATCCTTAATAGCCACACGCGATCCGTCAACCTTAATTCCTATTTTTGAAGAATCTGCGCCTGTGATATTTATCCGAGACAGATTCACAGACCTGCCAGCATAATTCTCCCAGTCATACCCATTGGATAAAACCCGGATACAAGACTCGGCAGATGCAGGTTGCAAAATATCTACATCACTAAGTCCACCATAAGACCCTACCGGGAACTGAAAACAATCCCCAGACACCCCGGAGAAGTTGATCTGAGAACGCTCCACACCCTCTGTTGAACCTTGAACCGTGCAAGTGACATAGAGAGTACCGGAAACTGCATAAATCCCTGGCTGGAGGTACAGGGTAGTGCCGCCAACAGTCGCGGCATTAATCGCAGCCTGCAGGGACAACGTATCGTCCGACTGATGAGGAGGGTCGATGGGCTCTACCATACCCCAGTGAAATGTTGGACTCTCTGGCATTATGTGATCGCCCCGAAGGTGCCCCAGGTTGCAGTCCCGCCAGCCCCACCAGAAAGGCAAACGTGCCCCAGGCTAGAGGATGGGGAGGCGAGATACAAAACATCCCCTATCTCGTAGCTGTTCAACGAACTCAACCCTCCTGGCCCAGCCGAACCATACTCAGCCCATTTAGACCCATGGGGAGCCCCAAGCCCATGAGCCTGCACCATCGAATCCAGCGCACCTGGATGGGTGGCACTAGTCACTCGCAAGGCCTTGTTCCCGACATACACTGCATCGAGGAGAATGTAATCCCCGAAAGCCACGGGGCTCCCGGCCCCAGAACACAGACGGAAGTAGAGCTTTAGGCCCGTTATCGCATCAGCGAGAGGTGACTCTAGGGCCAACATCACCCATGTGTCTTCATAGATTTCCAACGGGTTGGTCCACTCCACGACTCCAGGGCCGCTGGAATAGATTGGCTGTAACCCAAAGACAGTCCCAAGCCCCGTAATCCCGTGGGCATAGTAAAGAATACTCGCATAGGCAGTTGGTGAAGACCCATTATTCAACATACTCAGACTAACACTGTCCCCTATTTGGCAAGTCAACGTAGTGTCAATCGCCCCTTCGGACGCTGGTGTTATTTTGACAGCATTTAACCCGGTTTGGTTATTTGTTTTGTCTCTCGCCAAACTGACATTAGTAGATATAGGGGATGGAAGGTGGAGCCAGTGATTGAATGTTCCGTCAGGGAAGATGTTCACATCTGGCATGTTTGAATCAAAGCGAGAGGCCCCGGTCCACCCAACACCGCTGGAGCCTCCAACGATAGTATCTGCACCTAAGAGATAATTCAGGGAGCCAGAAGACCCAGGCGTGATCCTGGTAGAGGAGGATATGGAGATTTCGTCTACGTCCTGTGCAACAGAGGCACAGCCAATGTCTGTGTAAGTGCCTCCGTCAATCTGGACCCGCCCCATATCCCTAAACCTCAAGGCGTGCTGAGGGGCATAGGCTCTGTTCTCATCACTACCTATCCAGGTCGCATTGCAAGACACAATCGAGGCAGATTCTCCATAGCCAATATAAACCGGAGGCGCTTCAGTGGACTCGTCAGTATAATAGTCACTCACTCGGAAGTCACAATGCGACACCTCAACGGAATAGTCCCCCCTGGATGTGAAATCAACAGGACTGACAAGTATCGAGCTATTGGTATAGTTGCCGCCCTGTCCTCGCCCCATATTTTCAAACATGCAGTCGTGGAAGACACCCCTGGCAGACCCCGCGTTAGGTAGCTGCATTACCAGACCTTCACCGATAGTATCATGGAAGTAGCAAGACTCGAACCTGAACTGGTAGGTGCCTGATGGGTACGGAACCCAAACCAACTTTCTATCGTCATGGACCGTGGATGGGTCATCAGTCCACATCTCACACCCAGACATCTCAAAGTGCTCTAGCGGAAAATAGTTGGGGTTTCCTACAAAAATGTTGCCATTCTGGAATTTCAAGTTTTTGAACTTAACATGCTTTGTATGCCCCTTGTCAAAGTCCACGCCGAAGTAGAGGGGGTCGCCTTCGGGCCTCATATCCCACTTGATAGTTGCCCCTGGGCCAGAAGTGGACCCGACTAAGGCGATCTCCCTGCAGGCTGGAGATGTGTTGAGGACCGCAAGGCCCATGTAATAAACACCACTAGGGAAAAACACCGTGCCACTAATCCCAGAGTCTGTGATGCACTCCTGAACCGCATCAGAGTCATCTGTCACCCCATCGCCCATCGCGCCGTAGTCCCTGACGTTATACACCCCGTCCTGGGGGAGGCTGAGGACAATAGGGATCGGCTGACTTGACCAGTTGTCTTTGGACGCACTAATACTGTAACCGCCCGGAGCGGCTTTGAACTCATACCAGCCATCCTTGCCGGTGCGCAAAGGCTGGGTCAGTGCGTTCTCGCCGTGGTCAGAATAGACCGTTGCAAGAGAACTGGTCCCAGCACGATACACCTCAACCTGAGCGCCAGGGACAGGCCGACCCTTAGCATCGAGGACTTGATTGCGATATACCTGCATACTGCTCCTAAGCTACATTATCGACCAGGATAACCCAGTCTGTCCCATTGAACACAAGTTTGATAAATTCCCCAGCAACATTCATCACTTGGTCTCCCCCAAGATCCAAGTTCCCAGTACCGTCCTTGAGGGTAATCGCATCAGTCTTGTAGGCCAGCGTGACTTCACGCCCAACCCACGCAGGGGTCAAGGTGTCCAGGTCATCGGCACCGCTCTCGCCGTCAACAGTATGGTACTGACCGGGGGCATACAACACGCCACTAGCGATTGCCCTGGACTTAGTACTAACTACTTGGATATTCTGCGGATACCCCGCTGCCGTGCTGTCCACAGTGATTACACCATCAATGGAACCTATCACCGTTGTATATGTACCGCGACTGCCCAACGTGAAAAGAAGATCGGTGCCCGCGTCCGAATCCATAGCAAGGCCGACAAACTTGTTGCTGCCCGAGTCCACCAATACCGCGTCATCCCAATCCGAGGCCTGCAGCAAACAGCTACTGAATGTGTTAAAATTAGCCCCGTCTGTGTGAATGAGATGCCCGCCGTTGACCTCAGACGATGTCCAAATGTTGCAGCTCTCGAACACGTTATCATTATTGTAAGAAGTCCCAGTGTTCTGGAGCCACACCCCATGGCCATAGCCGTTGCCAGTCGCATTGTAACGGGCTGCTACAATCTCAAAGCTGCGAAACGTATTGAACACGCTCGCACTGGCGGCAGAAGCATCTACAGACAAGGCCACAGCGCCGTCAGTCTTGCACTTATTGTGATACAGGGACACATTCTCACCCAGGAAGTTCCTGCAGGAGTCCACCTCGAGCAACGTATCCACTGATCCGTCCGTAGACGTCAAGCAAATATCCCGAAGGCCACAATGATTCAACGAAACCGTGGCGGGATCGCCAAAAGTCAGGCCAAGCGCATGCAACGGATTGGAGATAGTGAACCGAATACGCGTTCCATGCTGCGCCAAGTGCGACCCAGTATACCAGCCCGACCCGGGCCCGTCACCACGGATACTCACACCATGGCTGTCCACGCGCAGAAACATAGTGCTGACATAGTCCCCAGCCGGTAGGTACACAACGCCGCCACCAGCCGACGCACAAGCATTGATCGCAGACTGAATGGCTGCGTGGTCATCCGTAGACCCATCACCCACAGCCCCGAATTGCGGCTCAGTCACATCAAACCACGACGGATTGGCGTCCTGAAGCTGGACATCATACCAGACCAGGGACTCCACACCAGGCCCACTGAAGTGGATGTCGTAGGTGCCGTCGCCCGCGCAGAAAGTGAATTCACCGCGACTGTCTGTAGTGAAGTTGGTCTGGTTGATCTGGTTGGTGCCGTCAGTATTCTCGTAAATAGTAGACAGCGAGGCCGTAGACCCCGCTGGATACACAGAAATGTCCACGCCTGGAACCGGGTTACCCTTGCGGTCCAGAACTGTGTTGGTATACCTACGCATTACGCACTCCTAAGTGCTAGTGTCTGGCGGGGCATACCCACCTTTGTCCACGACATTTGCATCTGCAGTACCGCCACCGAATGCCAGTACGGGCTGGACAATATGGCTATAAGCTATCACTTGGTTACCCATTACCTCGCACAATCCGCTAGGGCGCATGAAGAACGAATCGAAATACACTGCGTCAGGGGGTGTCCCGGTGCCGGGGCCAACACGAATCTCAATGATGTTGTTGTCTGTGCCGTCGAATGGCCAGCTACCCGAGAACGTCCGCCACACCCCGTCTGTTCCGGTGTCAACGATCGTATAGGCGGGGTTCGCGCCACTATCATTCTTCATCGTTATCGTCATGGTCTGAGCATTCACATCAATGGCGAACTTCAAGTGGATCCAATACTGGCCAACGGGTAGGTGGGGGTTTGCGTTTGCCCCGACATAGTGCCCGAGATAGATCTTGTCCTGCACCCCATTAACCGTGTTGCAAGTGAAAGACTTGTCGCCAGACGCAGCCCGAGTGTCAGACATGATCCAATCGACTTCCTCAGCACCCACGGACATATACATCCACTTCTTGATGTGCGGCCCCCAGAACGGTTCTTTCGCCGCAGTGCCCTTCACATCGCAGTCCATCCAATCCACCATGCCACCGTCACACCCACCATTGGTGATGTAACTCCTCACAGCATTGGCTTCAGCCGCAAAGGCCATGGTGATGGCTGACATCTAGTCCACCCACTCAACTACGCTAACGATGATAGTCCCAGCACTGCCCGTGGCTCCGTCACCCTGCACCTTGATATGCGGGATGGGGGAAGTGATTTGGAACACACCCGGCTGAGTCACAGATGCATTGATCACAGCGTAGTTAGTACCATCGTGCGATCCTAAGATCTGGGCCACACCGTTATAGGTGCCGGCCGTGTCGTAGAACAACACAGAGGCCATTGGCCCCGACAAGTTCCAGGTGTAGTTCTCAGTCTTGGTTGCACCAGTAATCGTCAGCTTCTTGATGCCAGAAACGCTACCGTCTGACATCTTTACCATGCGCCCCATAGCGCCTCCTATTTCTCGTCTTCTTCAGGCTCGTAAGGCCCAACGATTTTGTAAGGGAACAGTGCCGTGATAACCTGCTTGGGGTCGCCCACTGGGTTGCCACGCTGGTCTGTGTCCTGCTCCCACGCGATATGCTTCCCAAAGTCCATGTGCCGCAGCGCCCGCTTCAGAATCGGCTGGTTCACATTACGTTTGCAGATAAAGTACTTACCACCTACAGGGTGATCAGGGTGAGGGACAATAATGTCCGTCTTGTCCCCGTCAGGGCCAGTGAAGAAGACCACGACAACCATCTCATCAGGGTCTTCGCCCCACATGCACTGGCCAAACAACCGGTCAGCATCGGGCTGTTTCACGCCCTTGTGGCCCAAGTACTTCTCGTAATACTCTTTACTCACACCGCCAGGATACTCAGAGTCCTTGGGCGGAGGGGCCGCAGCCCCCCCACCTTCGGATTTTTCAAGCACAGTAACCTGAGCGGCTGTTTCCACGACTCCAATATCGGCCTTAGCCTTTTTCGTAGCCATTATCCCTCCTGGGTTTTACGCCCCCCGGCGAGGTTTAGGGGCTTAGCCCCAGGCCGCAATGTACAGAACGTCTGACGTAGTACCGCAAACATCACTGCCGAGCAGGATGCCGTTAATAGCATCCTCAGGCTGCGAGCCACCAGTATCCGACCCACCATCAGCCACCGAGGTGCCCTTGGAGGCCGTCACCGTATCAGTACCAGCAACATCAGATCTGCGGACGATGAACTTGTCCACCGTGACATAATTCGCAGCAGCGCCGTTAGTCGCCAACTGAACCGTCATGCCGTTGGAAGCGATCCATGAAGTCGTGCCCGCAGCAGTCGTGACCTTCAAACCGTCACCAGCACCGAACCCATAAAACCATTCATGAGTCTCGATAGTGGTGGCATTGATCACTTTCACATACTTCGGTACAAAGCCTGTCTCAATGTAGAGAGAAGTCTCAACTTCCGCAGCATCCTGGGTGACCTTCACAAACGCGAAGCCGCCATTGCTAGCATCATGCCCGCGCACATCATTCGCATCTAGAGTTGGAGTAGCCATTAGTTCACCTCCTAGTTGTTAGTGGCGGTATGCACGAGACATGCAATGTTCGCCTGGTTAGTGACAGCGAGGCCAAGGGCCATCTTCCAGCCAGCGTATGCACGCTGCTCGAGATGGTCATCGCCCGCGCCGAAGGGAGTGTGATACGTTCCAGTACTCTGCCCATCCAAGCCAACCACGGACCAGCCGTCTTTGGCGAAGAAGAACGTAGAGAACGCATCCACAGTTTCATCGGTCGCGTCATCTTGGAAGTGACCGTGCGTGCTCTCGAGGAAGCGAATGTTGCGATACTTGCCAACTTCGTTTTCCATCCGAGCACCCGGCTCCGCGTAATCCTCGACATCCTTCCAATTATCGAGACTCACAAGGTCGGCCACAACATTGGTGTGCGCGATAGCAACGTAAGACGCACCGATGGAAGTCGAGTTATAGCCAGTTCCCGGGTTGACAATCTCAGTCAAGTACTTGGCCTTGCCATTCTTCAGCAACAGGATCATCGAGTCCAGAGCCGCCGTAGTGATGATCTGGTCGCAGGCGGCCACATTAGCAGCCAGGATTCCACCGGCAGCCGACAAGAACCGCTTGTTGGTCGTAACCAGCGAGAATAGCTGATCACGGATATACTCCTCACGGGTCTCTTTCATCTGGATGGACTGCTCATCGGTGATCTCGTTCAGGACGGGATCAGTCGAAGTGCCGTCTACCCAATCCGTAATACCGGCCACATCACCGAACTGATAGACCGACGCGGTCTGCTCAGTAATAACCATGCCACGAGCCGGAGGCGTAACGCCTTCAGCCATCGGAGTGGTCACGGTCGGGAACGGAGTCCTCTTACGGAAGTTGATGGTCTTGCCGTTCCGCTTGGGAATGGACTTCTGGTTAGCAAACTGCTCGAGCATGAGAACGTGTCGGTTCTCTTCAATCAACATCATGTCGTAATACTCACGGTCTGTGGGTTCGACATGAGTTGTTTTGGTAATAGCCATCTAATTCACCTCACTTAACTGCCGTGGCACTAGCCTCGCTGTCTTTGGCGATTCTTGGCACGTGCCGCATCTCTTTCGGAAAGGGTCATCTCAACCCAAGATTTATCCTTGGCTGGGCCTGTGTCTCCACTAGCACCCGTGGTGTTAACACCCCTCGCCTTATCTTCGTTTAGACGATTCGCTTGAGCGGCCGCCTCTTGACCAACCTCGCCGGTGTCTACCCGCGTTGCCTGGAGGAGAACCCTACCGAGTTCGAGGAAATCGATCTCTCCCGTCTTCTCGTTGATGATCTCCGTAGACTTACGAATGACATCCTCAGCGTGCTTGTCCCAACCATCGAGTTTGCGAAGGTCATCGTTCAGGCGCTCTAACTTCATGCGCTGGAACTCTGACTCGAGAGCCTGTACCTGGGGACTGACGTTCTCGCCAACAAATTGACGTAGAGCCTTGTCAGTCTCATCATCGAAGAACCTCTCAGCGCCGGCCTTCTGCTCACGCGCAGCATAGCCACCTCCGCCCTGGGTTGCTTCATTGTACTTACGCTCCCACTCCTTACGCTGCTCAATCACTTGGTTGAGGCGCTCAATCGGGACTCTCTGGCCCCCTGCTCCTGTGTCGGCAGTTTGTGCCCCGACACTGGCCGTGGACGATTCGGCAGTTGCGTCCTGGGTTCCGGTGTTTTCCGTGTTACCGGACACGACAGCTTGTTCGCTGGACCCCGCCGTTTCCTGGCTAATAGTCTCTTCCATGGTATCCTCCTGAGGTTAACGCCCTCCGGCGAATGATGCTTTACTTAGTCTCCTGTTTAACAGCCTCTGCAGCGGCCTTCTCCAGTTGGTTGATAAACCCTTTGACCTTCTCTGGCATGTTATCCAATGCATATTCCATATTCTCGTAGCCGTCCAGCTTGCCCGTCTGGTAGGCCGCCTTCAGGCCCCAATCCGCACCATCTGGCTCACCTCTAACCCTGCGGTCCTCTGTTCGGAGGAGAGCCTTGAGATGGGGGTACGCCGGGTGCGCCACTAGGTCCAGCACCAGCCTGAGGTCCGCCACCCGGAGGGGCGAGTTCACTGAATCGTTCACCGCTCTGTCCTTTCTTCATCATCTCCGGGAATCCCGGGATGAGCCTCTCAACGTCACGCTTATTCATTCCCTGCAGGAAGTCCTTGCCCGCAAATTCCCAGTCAATGGCAAATCTAAGCGCCGGGATCTGGGCCGCCTGCTGCAGG